CTATGGGTATTAAGACAATGACTATGGGGTTTAAAGCCTCTAAAACAAAAACAGGCCGTAGAATATGGAAAACACTTAAGAAAAGAGTATAAATATAAGTATGGCCAGTTTATTCGACAAATTAGAATCAGAAGCATTCCGTAAAGGATTACAAGCACGTAGTAAAGAAGCAAATACATGGTTTGCTAAAAAAGTTGCAGCGCTTGGTCCAATAGGTGCTAGTAAAATGCTTAAAGATGATAGATTAAAAAAACAAGCTGGAGCTTCTCCAGGTGATATGGTAATGTACACATATGATCCTAAACTTAAACAAACTTTACCATATTATGATATATTTCCATTAACAATTGTTGTTGGTCCTGCTAAAGGTGGCTTTTATGGTATTAATTTACATTACTTACCGCCTAAAATTCGTGCAATTTTCTTAGATAAATTAAACGATACAGCATCTAATCAAAAGTTTGATAAAACTACAAGATTTAAGATAACATATAAGTTACTAATGGCAACAAAAAAATATAAATATTTTAGACCATGTTTTAAACATTATTTAACAAAGCATGTAAATTCATCAATTATGAAAGTAAATTCAGCAGAATGGAACATAGCAATATTTTTACAAACAGCACAATTCAAGAAAGCCACTGTTGGCTCAATTTGGGCTGATTCTAAGAGGGCGTACTAATGGGATTACCAGTTAGCATAGATTCAATAAAGGCAGCAATTAATCATCACGGTGGTGCCGCACGTGGTAATAGATTTGCTGTATATATTTCTCATCCATCAAAGTCAATAAATTCTTTATTAAGATTTGACCCAGCTACATTTTTAAATAATATGATATCTGGTGAGGGTATACATGTAGGAGATTTTATTACTGACCCAAGAGATATGTTTTTATTGTGTAAAAGTACTACATTGCCTGGTAAGAGAATATCTACAACTGAAGCTGGACATAATCATCACTTATCTAAAAAACCATATTCATCTATAACAGATGAAGTAGAGATGACATTTTTATTAACAAATGATTATTATATTAAAAATTATTTTGATTTGTGGCAAGAGATGATTGTAGACACATCAGGTGAACACTATAAAACAATGTATAAAAATGAATATGTTACTGATGTGACATTACAACAGTTATCTAACTCTAATCATATAATTCCTGGTTATACACTTATGTTAGAGAATGCATATCCTATACAAGTTGGAGCAGTTGAATTAAGTAATGAATCTGAAGGTTTAATGGAAGTAGCTATTACATGGGAATATGATAATTTTAGAAGAATAAATAATTTTGATGTAGATGTAGATATTAAATTAACTTTTACAGATGAAGGGCAGTTGAAAAAATTGCATGAAAATAAGAAAAAACCTGACAAGAGTCATAAAGCAACACCGGGTCTAGTTAGACGACAAATAGCTGCAGATGGAACACTGGGCGGTTTTTAAAATAAAATAATTTTATAATAATGGAGAGATAATGATGTTGCCAAAACTCGCAACCCCAAAGTATGATATGATTGTGCCTTCAACAGGCGAAACAGTAACATACAGGCCATACGTGGTCAAAGAAGAGAAGATATTGTTAATAGCAATGGAATCTCAAAGTGAAACTGCTATGGAAAAAGCAGTAATTGATATTATTAAAATTTGTACAGAAACACCTATAGATTTTAAAACATTAACAATGTTTGATATTGAGTTTATGTTTGTAACTTTACGAACTAAATCAGTAGGTGAAGGTGTTGAAATACAATTAAAATGTGAACATTGTGAAGAAAGTAATGAGCATAAAATTGATTTAGAAAAAGTTAAAGTTAAAAATCTTGATGATGCTCCTGATAAACATGTTAAAATAACAGATGATATATCACTTGATTTAAAATGGTTAAATATGGATGATAGATTATCTGAGAAAGAAAGAAAAACTGGTGCAGATACTGTTATTAATATGATTGCAAAATCGATTGAAACTATTTATAGCGGTGAAGAAACATTTGCTGTAAAAGATGCACCAAAGAAAGAAGTAGTTGATTTTGTTGAGAGTTTAAATACTACACAGTTTACTCAATTAGTAGATGTAATTAGTGAAGCTCCACAATTAAATTATAAAACAGATTTAGTTTGTTCAGAATGTGGTAAAGAAAGCAAAATTGAATTAAATGGATTACAAGATTTTTTTCAATAGCCCTTTCCCATAGTAGTATAATAAACTATTATAAATCTAATTTTATATTAATGAATCAACACAATTTTAGCATAACTGAGTTAGATGAAATGATGCCGTGGGAAAGGGAAATATATGTCTCCCTTGTGGAAGACCATGTAAAAAAAGAAAACGAAAGGATGAAGAAACAGCAGAAAAATGGCTAAAGACGAAGTAGGACTATTAACGCAAATTGCTCAGGAATTAAAGAAGCTGAATCGGGATGCTGTACGTCAGAATCTAGAGAATAAAGAATATCAAGAAAGACAATTAGCTCAACAATCTGGTGATACCACTGATCAAGAGCAACCAGGAATAATTGATGATGCTACAGACTTTAAACGAAGAGTCAAGGCTAGTATGTTTACAGCTAAAATGGCTGAAAGATTTACAGATAGTGGTAAAAGAGCTAAGCATTCAGTTAAAAAAATTAAGGTAGAGGAAAAGGACGAGAAAGCAAAAAGAAAATTAGATAAAGAGAAAAAGAAATTAGTTTCTGTCAATAGAAAAGATAAACGTGTTGGTCTTTTTGATTTAAATAAAAAACTTGGTGAAATCAGTGAAATAACCCGTGATTCTCAGATGAAGGCATTGTTCGATATTGCAGATACTTCAGAAGATATTTTAAAAGTAAATACATCTATTGATAAATGGACAAGTTTAATAAAGGTAAATTCTGATGGAATAATGCATTTTCAACAGCTTATTAAAACTGCAGTCCAATCACTAGCAGATCAAGGTACTAAAAAAGGTTCATTATTTACCCATGATATTTTTACTGAGAAACAACAAATTGCAACATTAAAAACACAAATTGATGAGTTTAAAGAAAATAAGAAAAATAGAAAAGATGATAAACGATCTGATATAGAAGCTAAAAGAGAGAAAAAAAGAGAAAAAATTGAAGCTGCAGCGGGCCCAATGAATATTGAAAATATAGTTAAAATGCCAAAAAAGGCTGGTATACTTGGGTCATTAATGAAATTATTCATGTTAGCTAAAGCGTTACCATATCTACTTGGCATGGGTGCTGTAGCTTTAGCTACTGGAGCAATTAAAGATTTTATTGCTGGTTGGAAAGAAGATGGATTAGCTGGTGCAATAGGTAAAGGCCTTGGCGGTCATGGTTCAGGTATGTGGAATGCAATTAAGCAAAGCTTTAAACTTGGCGGTCTTGGTGCTATAATTGGTGCTGCGATAGGAACAGCATTCTTTGGTGTTGGTGCTATCCCTGGTGCAATCATTGGTGGTTTAATTGGAATGGCTATTGGTGCTATTACTGGATTTTTTGGTGGTGAAAAAATTACAGAAGGATTAAAAGGGGCTGGTAAAGTTATTAGTGATGGATGGAATAAGGCAACAGCCTTTATAATGTATCATATAAGAAGACTTGGTGAATGGTTTTATAAGCCTGGAGGCGGTAAAGCTGCTGGGCCACACGGTTCAGGACAGGCAGAGATCTTGGGTGGATTTATATCATGGGATCCTGGTGAGTTTTCAATTGGAGCTGCATGGAAGCAAGCTACAGACAAGATATGGGAATTTATTAAAAGTATTGGTACGTGGATATACGATGGAGAAGGAGAAGGCGCTAAAATCTTGGGTGGTACATTTACTATGCCAGCATGGTTTGACAATGTTGAATTAGGTGTAGCAAAAGTTTGGAGTGCTTTAAAAGGTTTCGCTGGCCTTATAAAGAATACTCTCATAAGAATGTTGCCAGACTGGTTGACAGATCACCTGGGTTGGACAGTTAATGGTAAAATACCTTCAGAATTTAGAGAACTTCCTGGTAGACACCCTCCTTTCACCAACTGGAAGGCAATGGTAGAACAGCAAATTGCAGAAAAGGGTGATGAGCATATTGGTATTGGTTCAGAAACAATGGATGATCATTTGTCAGTTCTCGCAAGATTTGCTGATAGCGGTTTAAATCTTACTGAAATTAATAAAATATTAGAAAATGAAAAAAAATGGGGAAAACCAGGTTCAGCCAAGTGGAGTAGGATTACAGGTATTAATCTTGGAATGGCAACTGCCAACCAAACACCACACACCATGAGTATAGCTGAAATAGAAAAGAATGAAAGAATTAGACAACAGAAATTAGAATTAAAGGAAAAAGATGAAAGTGGTTTAAGTTATTATGATGGTAAAAGTCGCCTCTCTAATGGTGGTTTTGTTAATCATAGTAATCAAGATTTTTCTCAAAACAAAAACGCTGTAACTGTCATTCAACATTTATATGCAGATGGGACACCAACCGTAAGAACGTTAGTTCATGACTATCATACATCTAAAGAGTACGGTTTATCTTATAGATAAAAAACCCCCAATTACGGGGGTTCTTAAGATTTAACTTTTAAGCTTCAGCCGCTAACTTAGCGAAATAACTCATTGTGTCATCATTGTCCGAATCAGCTCTAGCTACTGGATCAGCTGCTATTGC